TTACGCCGTAGGCGGTTCGGTGAAGTCGAACTCCGCACCGATTTCCCGCATTTTTTTCAAAACTCGCGCCAGTTCGGCGGGGCTCAAGGCAAGTCGGGCGGCAAGATGGAACAGATTGGGGTAGGGCATTTCTCGCGGAGTTGATCCGCCTGTGTACTTTCGCCAATGTTGCTCGCCCACGCAGGCGAGCTCAGCCATTTGTTTGCCGGTGTAGTCAAGTGCAGTCTTAAGGGCTTGGAGTTGGGCGGGTGTCGGCGCCGTGTAGGTCATCGTAGTTTCCCTTTTGGTGGACTGCTGTTTTATCCGATTACCCGTTTTACGAGGGCTGCGCCGGTGGCGTACGCTGCGGTAATAAGAAGGATGTTGGCTCGTTTGCGTATCATTTTGGCGGCATCCTCACGCGCCCACATGCTGATTTCCGTGACGCAAGGTGCTTTCAGCATGACTCCCGGCCGTTAATTGCAAGCAGGCTTTTGCGTGCCGCCCGTGACGATCCGCCAATTTGCGGCCGCAGCCTTCGAAAACCGCCGTGCGCCATCCTTAGAGGGGGGGGGCAAAAACTGACCAAGCGAGCTAAACAGCGCGCAAAAAAAAGCCAACTTTTAGAGTTGGCCTTTTCTAAGTGCTTGATATTGCTTGAGAATTTGGTGGAGCCGGGGGGAATTGAACTGCCGTCCTTCCCGGAAAATATGTAGGAATTTTCCCAAATAATCAACAACATACTGTAAGTGGTCACCCTGTCGCCTCGTTCCGGTGTGAAATCGGTGTGAATGCGCCCGCTTTTTGGTAGTTCAGGGGTATGAACTTTCCATAGATTTTGAAGACCATTTCCACATCAACATGCCCCATCTGGTTAGCCACCCAATACGGGTTTCGCCCGGCGGTCAGGTGGGTGCTGGCGAAGGTGTGCCGCATTTGGTAGGGGTTTCTATAACGCACCCCGGCGCGCTTGCACAACGGCTGCCATAGCGATTTGCGAATTTGCGATTCGGTTGCCCACGGTTGGCTTCGGCGGGGGTCATGCCAGATTCGGCCTCCAGCCAAGAATGAGTACGCCTTCTGAGCCTGGAGAGCAGCGACGGCCAGCGGCGAAAGCTCAATGTCCCTGATGCCTGACTTGGTCTTGGGCTTTTTCAGAACCTGGGCGACTTTCCCGTCCACTATGCCGGTAACGATGTTTTCTTCGATGCGGATGGTGTTGTGAATCCAATCGACGCCTCCCCAGGAAACCGCCATAACCTCTCCTGGGCGCAGGCCGGTTTCCAGCCAGAACTGAATAAAGGGCCGCTCATCTTCGCGCGCTGCGCGGTACAGCGCCTGCACTTCATCCATGTCAAACGGGTCAACCTCGTAATCACTCTTACGGGACGTCTGCTTGATCAGCTTTCCCAGAGCGATCCTGTCCAGAGGGCTGCTTTCCAGAAGCTCATCATTGACGGCATCGTCCAGCACGGACCGTAGCGGCGTTAACCGGTTGCGCACAGTTTTCCCTGTCACCCCCATGCCGGCTATCCACGCTCGCAGGTCAGCGGGTGCCAGCTCGGCTACCGGGGTTTCGCCCCATCGGGGTTTCAGAAAGTGATTGATGGCCTTGGTATAGCCAAGCAGCGTCGAGTGGGAAATGCTGCCGTTCTCTGCCTGCTTTTGATACAGCGCAAGCTGCTGATCAAGCAGAACACCGAGTAGCAGTGGGCCGCCAGGGATGCCGTCCTGCCCGGGCTGTAGGCGAGCGGCGAGCGGGGAGTGTGGGAAATACGCCTTGTAGCTGAACGTGCCATCGGCAATTTTGCGGCGGATTTCAGCCCGCAGGCCTGCGGCATATTCCAAGAACGTTTTGGTGATTTTTCCGGGAGGAAGAAGCTCCCGGCACTGTTGACCCTGGTAACTGAAAGCGATCTGTACGCGCGGACCGTCTTTCAGTTCTCGGATCGTTACGCCACGTGGCGCTGTTGGGGTTGTACCGGCACCTGAGCGACCCATTTTTCCACTTCCTCAATGTTGATCCAAATGCAGCCATCCTCAACCTTGCGGTAGTGGATGCCTTCTATCCAGATCCGTTTTCGGTTTTTAGCATAGACGGCATCGGGGGTATCGCCGGACAGAGCGCAGTATTTAGTTAGCTTGACCCATTTCATGGCGCTGCTCCTTGATTGTTTGTTTCAGTGCTCAGCAATGCTCGTCCGAGACGATGCCGGTGGGTGCGGGATGTTGTTTGGGTTTAATTCCCCCGAATTCGAGGGAGTTAACTTGGGGGGATTCCGCCAGATTGGATATGGAAATTCCTATGGCACCTTTCGCGCCTTCCTTGCGCATCGCCTCAAGCCCCGCCACCACCGCCAGGATGCGGTCATAGGCTGCCTTGGCTTCCGGTTCGTCGGCCCAGTCTTCAGAGTGCATGGTGCAGCACTCGCGCAGCTCGTTGGCTTCTGCCGTGAGCAACTGGATTGCCGCCCGGAGTGGGTCAGTCAGTACGGTCTGTTTGGTGTTGGGGGTCATAGACACCTCATTGATTCTTCGACAAAGATTTGCGCTTGGACCGCATTGATCGCGTTTCCGTAGGCGCGCAATCGTCCCACTCGGGCGGCAGCCCCATGAGCCAGCGGGGATGTTCCGGGTTCAACTGGCCTCCATTTACCATCCCGGCAGAGGAGCCAGTCAGAAGCTCGCCAAAAGCCGTTAACCGGGCCGGCTTGGTGTTGAGAAAGCCTATGTGAGCCTGTGACGCCAAGCCCATGTTCACCTTGCGACCGCTCGGATGTTTTCCGGTCATTGTGGTATCCGGATGCGGCCGTTTCCCGCCGCTGCCGTCCGATGTGCAGGGGGCGTTCCATCCCGCCAGGTTCGCCGCATGATTGAGCGTGATGTTTTGCGTCGTCGCCTCGATCGAAGGATGGCGCAGCGCGTCGGTCGTGGTCGGCGTGGGCCAGCCCGCCAGCCGTGCCACTTCGTTGAGCGGCCGCGAGTTGTGATCTAACTCGTTTCCCGACGAGTTCGCGCCCTTGTAATCCCTGGCCTGCGGCGTTGGCCAACCAGTAAAGTCGGTCGCGGATGTGCGGCGCACCGATGCTCGCAGACGGAAACGGGACCGCCCCGACGGCGTAACCCACTCCTTCCAAGTCAGCTTGTACAAGGTCGATCCAAGAGTCTGCGTCCTTGCTCGCAACCTGCTCTCCAAAGAGGACTGGAGGGCGGCACTCTTGGATGAGATGGAAGAACGCGGGCCATAAGTGCCGCTCATCATCAAACGCAATGCCTTTGCCTGCCGCGCTGAAAGGTTGGCACGGACAGGAACCGGTCCAAACAGGTCGATCATCGGGCCATCCGGCGCGGCGAAGGGCGAGCGACCAGACGCCGATACCGGCAAACCAGTGCGCCTGCGTGTATCCGCGCAAGTCGTCGGGGTGTACATCTTCGATACTCCGCTCGTCTACGTCGCCGGGTGCAATGTGTCCGGCGGCGATAAGGTTGCGCAGCCATTGCGCTGCATAAGGGTCGATCTCGTTGTAGTAGGCGGCAGGCGCTGCCATCCCCTACCTCCCTTCGCCCTGGATGGATGGGGCGGCTGGCTTCAGAAACGTCAGCCAGTGTGTTTTCTCCCGCTTGCCCGACTTGTGGCCAAACAACGGCCGGTGATCCGTCAGAGCAAGAATCTGGCTCACCGGGATTTGCACCTCTGCCCACTTGAAGATCAGCACACCCTCGGGACGCAGGACGCGGAAGCACTCAGCGAGGCCGCGCCGCAAATCATCGCGCCAGTCGTTGGTCAAGATTCCGTACTTGGCGCGCAGCCACGAATCGACGCCGGCGCGCCGCAGGTGTGGCGGGTCGAACACCACCAAGGCAAAGGTGTCGTTCGCAAACGGGATCGCCCGGAAGTCCATATTCAGATCGGGCGTGATGTTGAAGGCCCGGCCATCGCAGAGGGTGTGCTGCTCGCTGCGGATGTCACCAAACAGGGCGCGCTGGTCTTGGCGGTCGAACCACATCATTCGGCCGCCGCAGCAGGGATCGAGCACTGTTGCATCCATCATCTACCCCCCTTCGCCCTGCTGGGCGGCGTGGTGAGCGGCGGCCTCGTCCTTGGTGGCAAGCTCGAAATGCGGATGCTCGGTGCCGTCTGGCGTGATAACAACAAGCTCGTGAGTCTTGAAAAGGCCGCCCAAAGACCAGTTGCACGGCTCTCCGTCAGGGTCTTTGCGGGGGGATCGGGCGCCGGTGAAGCGACCGACGCAAGAAAAACCAACGTATCCACAAACGTCGCCCCAATCCTTCCCCGCGCCAGCCGCGATGAAATCAAGTGCGTTTTGAAAGGTGCCGCACATGGGGCACTTCACCGTGGTCAGTTCGTGGCTGCTGGCCTGGGCCTTGCACGCAGTGTGAAACTCGTCCAGCGTCATGCGCTTCATGATTTTTCCTTGCCCTGCTGGGCGGCAATGGCGGCGTCGATTGCGGCGATGGCAATCTTGCGAACCTGCGCTCGCCCTTGTTCTGGCATGTAAATCCAGGGGTAATCCATGCCATTGGCAATCACCCTTGCGGCAGCTTCGATGTTCAGATAGCCCCGCTCATCTGCTACAGGGGCGCTTGCCAGGGCCGCGCGGGCTTTCCAGCCATTCCAGGCGTGGTCCACCCAAAAATCGTCGTACTGCTCCCCAATGAGAGTCAGCGGCATTTTCTTTGCCGTTGCCCAAGCCTCAAACGCCGCCCGCTCATCGCCCACACTGGCGCGCTCGTCTGCGGCAGGGGGAGCGGTGTAGAGTTCGCCGTCCTTCCCGCGCCAAGCTGCATGCTCTCCGTGCCAGAACAGAACGCCGCCCTTATAGAAGGCCACCGGTTCCGCGCTCGCGGCAGGGGGAGCGGGCCGGCGGGCGCGGTCGTCGCGTTGAGAGCGGAGCTGCATAAGAACGTGGCGCTCAAGGCCGACCCAAGCGCTCTTCGCCTGGGCCGGTCCGATTTGTCGCTGTTCGGCCCAATGGAAGGCTGCGTCAAGAATGCGCTGTGCGCTGAAACGCAGGTTTTCGTCCAGCTCCCCGGAATTCCCGGATAACTGGACACTGGCTTCAGTATCCGCGCCGGGAGCAGGGGGGATGGGCATCCAGTGGGTGTACGGGGCGCGCTCTTCCGGCCCCGTGCAGTTCTCCGGTTTGGCTACGCAGCAGTAGTGCTCGTAATGCTCGCCGTGGTTGTACCAGTAGTCGTCCGCAACCTCGGGATCGATGTAATCGAAGCCTATGCGAACGCTGTCCGGCCAGTCGCTCGGCTGCGGCGGCGTGTACACCATGACCAGCTGATTCTTCGGCGCCGTCGCTATCGGCTGCCATGCTTGATTGGTCATATGCTTTCCTTCTCGCCACCAAGGGCGTCGATCAGATCGGCCAGCAGCCTTGCCAGCTCGCCGGTCATAAGGGCGAAGTCAGAGTCAAAACGTTCGTCGGCGTTGGCGCCCAGGTCGTCGGGCCGCTCCTTGAGCACGTCCAGCGGCGTCACGCGCTTGATGTCCAGGGATTCGGTCAGCACGAAAGACACGCGATCAGCCCAGGTCATGGCAAGGCGGGTGCATTGCTTGCCTGACTGGATGTGCTTGCGGGCGTCGTCGGTGTCGATGCTGTGCTTGACGTAGCGCACCGCGGCGCGGCTCTCGCCCGAGGCGCGCAGCTCGGTGTCTTGGTCGATGCTGAAGTTGGCCGGGGCTTCGTCCTCTGCTAGCCAGCCGGTCATGGCTGCGGCGGGCGATTCCAGCGTGTACAGGTTTTCCAGCGGCAGGTGGTCAACGGTCTTGACCAGCATGCCGATCACCTCATCTGCGCGGGCGCTGGATGCCGCGTCGATCACCAACCAGCGGTGTTGCGTGTCGATCCATACCCGCGTATCGCGGTAGACGGACAGGGCGCGGGGTAGCAGTTCTTCGGTGACGCGCTCCTTGATTTCTTTCATCTGCTTGCGGCCGGGCTTGTAGCCCTCCTGCTCTTCGATTTCCTGAGCGCGGGCGCGGGCCACTTGACTCACGACGGTGGACGGCAGCAGCTTCTTTTCAGAGCGCAAGACCAGCAGGATTTGGCCGTTGACGACATGGGCCAGTTGGCCGTTCTCGCGGGGTGATACCCAGCCCAGGCGCTGCATTTCGAGGTTATTTCCGGGCTGGTAGGCATGCTTGGCCAGCGCAGCTTCGAGCGTTTCGCCCAGGCACGACCAAGCGCCCGAAAGGCGGTAAACCTTTAGGTTTTTGAACCACATAGGGAGTTCCTTACTGTTCGGCAGCCGTCGTAACATGCTGATGACCGAACGTATTGGGATAAGGGAATGACAAAAGCCGAACAGTTCTTGTGGTGCGTTCAGACCGCGTTTCTAAATAATCAGCTTCTGATCGGGCGTGAGTTTGAAACTCCGAAGACCGCCGAATACCTAGGAATCAACCACGTTCACTTGGTGACTGAGCGGGCAATTTGGGCGGCCCAGCACATCCCCGAAGGTATGTCAGCGAGTCAAGCGGCTAAAGAGTTCTGTAGCTTTGCTTTTGACAATCTTTGGAAGGATGGCATCAGCGGCCCAGATTGGCTGCGAGGCATTCCGCTTTAGGCTTGTGGCGGGTTGGCTACGTCTTTTGCTTTGGGCCTACCGAATAGCCAGGCGCTCGCCTGGCACCACCTTGGCGCCCGGAACCTTATGGCCGTCTGCAATGGCGGCGTAGATCAGGTTTTTGTCCGGCTGGGGCGCGGGCGGCTTTGGATCGGTCATGTAGGATTTCGGGATCAGCTCGGGATGCTCGATCAAGACTGAGCCTTTGGACTTTTGCACCACTACGCTGAACAGGCCAGCTTTGACTTTTGTTTCACCGGCAGCCTTCAACCCTGCCAGCAGGGTCAGCTTCATGCGCTTTATTGCTGACTCACTTGCCTTAATGCGCTCCTCGAAGCGTTCTTTTTCTCGCTTGAACGCTTCGATGTCGGCTTCTTTCTCGCGCAGGACGATGCAGTAGGTTTCCACTTTGCCTGGAAGGTCGCTTTCGGCCTCCAGGGTGTCCGCTACTGCGTCGTCATCCAGGCCCATCGAGCGCAGGCGCTCGGCCAGCTCTCGATGTTGCGGGGCAATATCGTAGAGGCTGGCCATGGTCAATCCCATCCGTCAGCGGGGTTTTCGGAGGCGGCGTGGTAGCTGCCGGTCGCCGGGCGAGCACGGCTTTGCAGCGGCTTATCTTTCAGGCCTTCGAGCACCTTGGGCAGCATTTCCGGGGCCGTCTTTCCATCCAGCAGCTCAGCAGCCATCAGTTCCGTGTCAGAGTGGAACGGTGCATAGATGTTGAACTTGTAGCCAACATCACCGTTGTCCTTCTGGTATTCCTCGCGCTGCAATAGCAATCCGATCGGTCGGCCCACTAAGCCGGGGAACACAATGGCATCTTCCGGGCCGTTCTTTCCTTCCACAACTCCCTTTTGGGGATTCAGGGTTTTCAGGCGAGCGCAGCACATCAACGCGTCCAGCGTCTTTTTCCCGTATAGGGGCTTGCCGTTAACATCGAACGTCCAGAGCTGAAGATAGTTAGCCGTGCGGCCATCGGAAGCCTCAAAGCTGAACTCAATGCCTTCCGTACCCTTGCGGCTGATGATCTGCTTGACCTGGGTAAACGTCCCCTTGTACTTGCCGGTGGCGTCGATAAAGCTGCTGGCGCCAGCTTGGCGGGCGGATTCTTCGTCAAATTCGTATTTACGCATGTCGTTTCTCAATTAAGCGGGTTGGGTGATGCCGTAAAACTCGCAGATCGCGGCATCAACCGCTGCGAGGTCGTTGGGGATGTGCATGCTTTCAAACATGCCAGGGGGGGATTTGCAGCAGTCCTGCCCATTGCTTTGTGTCGCAAAGACGTGCTGGCCGTTGATCTGCTCGGCGCGCAGGACAATCGTGAAATAGCCCTCGGGGACGATCTTCTCGTCCACCATCTTGCCGACCGTCTTCATGCGGACGTTGCCGTGGTCGTCGGTCTGGGTGTGGGCCAGGATGTAGATGCGTTTATGTTCGGCTTGCTCGCCAGCCGATTGGAAAATGTCCCAGGCACCACGGCCAATGTCTGCAAACTTCTGGAAGCCGGTTTCCGTGCTGCGCCGCATCAGCTCGTTGGTCAGCACGGCTTGGTAGTCATCCACAATGATGATGTCGCGCTTCGACTTCTTGAGGGCGGTAACGATCGATTGAGGATCGTCGGTTTGGATTCGACTGCCTCCTTTGTTTTCCGGGGTGCGCAGCGCCCAGTCCGCAGATTTAAAAGGCAGTGGCTTGCGAATCGGCTGGATCAGATGTACATCTTCCGGGCTGAAGTTCCGGAGGCTGAAGGACTTGCCGGAGCCGCTGGGCCCCAAAATCATGACTGCGATACTCATATTCGTTCTCCTGCAATTCGGGCGACTTGGTAGTGAGGATTGCTACTGCTTGACCGGAGCCTGCCCGTAGATACGGGTCAGGCATCCCCGGCGGGTAGGCGTCTTCCGGTTTCATTGGCTGGCCTTCGCCGCATACGCGGTCTTGCGCCCGTCGTTTGCGATTTGGTCATTGGCATCGAGCGTCGGCCCGATAACTGAGGTGGCGATCAGCAGGGCCAGGGCGCCAATCAGGCCGCTCAGGTAGCCCACGTAATCGAGGTCTTGCCCGGTGCGGCGGGCGCGGCGCCAGAGTGTTTGGAGGCGGCGGGTCATGCCGTTGAAATCGGCGTCGTTTTGGCGGCCGGGGACAGGAAACGCCGGGCCGCCGTCGTTGATCTTGGTCATACCGCCTCTCTCAGAAACGCCATAGCGCGATCACCGGCCAGGGCAATGGGGTAAGCGGCAGCAAGGCCGCAGATAACAAACAGGGTGGATTGCAGGGGGGTCACTGGCGGCGCTCCGAAAGCTCAAGCAGCCGGGCTTCGATGCGCTGTCGGATCTCGTCGCGGTTCAGGCCAACGCCTAGGGCAATGAGCGCCTGGGTGTCTGCATCTGTCCGGACAACGTAGTTAAACGCGTCCTCCAGGTACTCTGTGGCGTGGCGACCGAAGGCGTAGCCGTTGATCTTGATGGCCTCATAAATGGCCTGAAGGCGCTGCGCCTGGGTGAGAGGGAGCGTTTCAAAGAGCGTGGAGCCCGCGCCCAATGAAACGCGGCGGGAGGTCGGGGTGGGCTCAACAACAACCCTCCCGCCTTGCATGGTTACTTGCATGTTGAACTCCGAATAAGGTGCAGCACCCAACCGTACTCACGGCCAGCCGCCACCACGCGGGCAGCGCTACCAACGGTATGGGCGGGGAGGCTTGGAGGGGAGGGGTGCTGCGGGGAAAGTGGCGCGCCCGGCAGGAGTCGAACCTGCAACCTGAGGGGTAGAAATCCTCTGCTCTATCCATTTGAGCTACGGGCGCTGAATACCGGTTACGTCTCCGGCGCGGAGTTCCACCGCCGTGTTCATTCCGCTCGTCTGCTGCGTGCGCCTGGGCTATGCCATTGCGCTGCACGCTCGTTACGGTCGCCCCAATCCATCTGAAAGCAGGGGACTCGCTCGCCGCCAGATAACGGACTGGCGATCTAACAGCCTTTCGGCTCCGTGATGGTGGCCGGGTGCTACCCGTATGCCAGCGGCGGGGAGGCCAGCGGCACATCATCCCCGTTGATCCTGGCTCGCCGGATTACAAGATCCGGTGCCTGCTGGTTTACTGCCCACCATCACATAGGCGGGCCGGGCTTGATACCGGCTCCAGTGGCTTCGTTCGGCATCTTGTGCCTACACGCCACTGCTACAGCTTCGCGTGTCCATCCACGCCGCCGCCTATGTGATGGCCCTCTGCACTGACCCGGCAGAGGTTAAGGTGGTGCTGCCTGAGCCTGGGTACTGCTCATATCCCAGCTATGCAGGCGTTGAGGGTGGGGGTGGGGCTGCAAGATTGCGTATAGCGCCACTCGTCCGGGTCAAGGATAGGCGTCGTCCATCCTTGGATATGGCCGTCGCCAGCTACCTTCAAAATGATGTAGTCGCCATGGCCTTGGTCACCCACACACAGCAGTTCGTCGGGTACATAGTGGCTGGCCCACTTGGCTATCCGCTCGCCTGCTTCGTTGACCAGCCAGTACTCGCCCTGGTCGCAAACCTTGTAATAGATTTCAGCGGCAGTTCCGGCAGGCCAGTTACGGATCTTCCCCGTTTCCAGCTCGATCGTTGGCGCCCAGCAGTTTCCTACTCGTAGCGGGATCAGGCTGCCGTCTATGTCTTCCTGGCCATTCACCGTGGCGCCCTCCCAATAACGAACTTCAGCCTGAACTTGCAACGCGACCACTTGGTGCTTTTGCTTGACTGCAACTTCGATTTCCAGCATTTGGATCTCCTTGTTCATCTGCCTGCGCTCTCTCTGGAAAGCGCAGGCAGATGAATCCGCGCCAGCCAAGAAACCACGATGGCTTGGCGCGGGCTGCCGACTTGCACGGCGTACTCCGGTTGGCCCGAAGTTGCGTCTGCCTGATTACGTCGCCATCAGGCCAGTTTTGGGCGCTGCTTTCGCAGTCACCCAAGGCGGCGCGTTGAATGCGGTCTCACTCCGCCGCGCTATGCCCTGGGATTTCATGGGTTTATCTCCTGCCCCCATGCGGTCGGGCAGCCGCGCTACTCGCAACGCCCAAAAGGGCATGGCGCGGTATTCATCGGTCAGGTTGTTAAAGAGCGTCTGCGCTATCCCTTGCTGGCCTTGGCCTAAGCGGTGGGTGAGTGCATGGGATGAATATTGACACAAGAAAAACTAGCATGCAAGAAAAACTAGTGATGAAGTTGTAACGCGGCAGTTCCGAGACGAAAAAAAGCCCCGCTCGAAGGCGGGGCGATTTGATGGCGCGCGGGCTACATGGCGCGGACTTGGGTGAAGGTTTCTTGGAAAATAGGAACCTCTGATGGGCGGATCTTCACAGCGTAAGGCTTTTCTCTGCCGGACAGGTTCATTAGCACCGCGTCAGCGTAATACTCAACGTTGATGATCCGAGAGATCGGGGCATCAAACCCTTTTGCTCGCCCGGCGAAAAGGACGCGCTTGTTGGTAATTACAAGCTCGCCTTCCGACAGGGCGACCAGTTGCGTTTCAGGAATGGATCGTGCGCCGCCCATCCCGACCGAAACGCCTTTTGCGACTCGAACACGAACGGCTGCGCCACCGTGCCGCATTGAAACGGTCTTCATTTCATAGAGCGTGCCCAGAGAGCTGAAGTAGGCGCTTTCGCCGCTTGCCAGCAACGCCTTCTCTGCCGTGACTGGCTGAACGCCATTAAGCCGCAGGGTTTCAATCCGCTCCTGCTGGACGGCGTCCGCTTCTGCTGCGAGGTATTTGGCTAGGCGTTTTTTTTGAATCTTTCGATTTATGAAGTAGAAAACGATGAGCGCCAAAAGGGCGAGCACATAAAAACCGAAGAACGTATTGCCCGCAGTCTCACCCTCCTGGCGGGGAAGCGCAGCAGGTAGGACAAAGAAGCCCACAATCCCGGCGATGACCCAAAACCCAAGCCGTTTATAGATCGGCGCTTTTTCTTTGATGCCCACGTTGTGCCCTCCTGCTGGTTGGTTGATCACCGATTGTAAGTCGTTGTGTCAATCCACGCTGGTGGGCGGCGGGCTAACATTCCCGCCTGTCGGGGCGCTCACTCTCGCTATCCTTGAGTCCGCCTGATCCACCGGCCGAGTATCTTGCGGCCGGAAGTTGGGGCACCAGTCGCAGCCCACCCTGGCGCCCGATGCCGCCACCTGAGTTTCCAGGGGGGGAGGGGCTGGCCTGCCCAGAAAGTACAAAGCCTTTTGGGGTCTATCGCGCAAGAACATTTAGCCTTTCGATTGTCAAGGCTATTCCATAGCCTTGGCGTCTTCGGGCTCTATGGACGAGAGTAAAAGCCACATTTTGTGGCCCAGCGGAATCAGCGAAATCAGCGAGGCTACGACGAATCCAATAAGGCAAGAGATCACTGTGGAGCTTTGACCGGAGGCATGCAATGTCGAGGTCAAAAACAGGCCGCTTGTAGCGATAGCAAGCGCCATAAACAATGCCAAGGCACTAAAAAAAAGATCGCCCAGTAAGCTACCAAAATGGCCTGTCCGTTGGGCATTTCGCGCTAAGCGGGTGTTTGAGACTGCGTACAGCAACGCACCCGCTGAAACTAGGAAGCCTAAAAGCGTCGCCAAAATCCCTGCGGAGGATGAGAACACCACGCGAAGCGTTTCTGCGTCCTGGGCAGGCTGGGGCAGCGTAGAGAAGCAATACCCGGCCACGGCGCCAGTTACGCAAATGGCGACCTTAGATTTAGAAAGGGGGCTAGCAGAAGAACGCATCAATGTCTTGCTGCTTCTTTGACTTCGCACGATCAAGAGCTGCATAGATTTCATCCGCTGCAGGTCGGCCGTTCTTCTCTATAGGGACGGTTACATTTTCAATGACGCGGTCGCCAATCAGATCAATCGGCTCCAGTTCGTCAGCCAATTTAACACGCGCTACAGACGCTAGGCCGCCTTTTGCCAAGGTGACTACTGCATTCTTGAGGTCTCGGCTCAACGATCCGCCCTCTCTGCCTACGCTTAACGTCACTCTTGACGATACACTTTGCGCCGCGCTCATGAGTGCCAGCGCGTCCCGCGTCCATGCATTCGAGTAAAGCGAAGGGTCCTTTGGCTTTTGAAAAGACAGATCAATCCGACGGACATCGGCCTTAGACGAGAGCAGTTTAGCGTAAGAGTCTTTCGTCAAAATTGGCTCCAGAGTGACCCCATGGATATCGGTCGCCAGCTCAAGAAAGGATCTCATCTTTGAGTAGTGGCTGCCACTTGAATTGCGCTGGTAGACAAGCAAATTTCGATTCGGGAAAAAAAGGAAATGGTTTTTTTCAACCAGGCCATGGCCGGGCTTGATCTCCACGTCCTCTTCTTTTCCGTCAACAGTCCCTTGCACAGGGGTTTCGTTATACCTGCACCGGCCAAAAATCCCCTTGTAACTTCTGCCATCTCCGAGCTTTACAATATTCCGAATCTGATATTTCTCATCGTCTTCCTGGTTCAGCGAGAAGGCCTCGGTGCAGCCGCGACCCTCGGAGGACTCAAGGAGTTTTGTTAGGAGTTGCGTCTTCTGGGTCTGGTTAACCGTCAAGACGTAGAAGTCCACCTTGAAGGATTTGGTTTTGGCCACCGGAAAGTCTCCTTGAATTTTGAGAAATCTATTGATATTGTTTGTTACATTGACGCAATATATTCGGCCGCATTTCGTCATTTCTGTAAACATCAGGCGTATTAGCAGCCCACCCCAACGCTAACTATCCAGCCTAACCCCAGCCCACACCACCCGTCCCAGCACTCTGACTGAGACATCACCCTCTAGGGTTATATCAGGGTGCTGAGTATTGAACGACCGTGCGACCCAGCGTCCCGTCAGCCTATCCCTGGCCACCGTCTTGACGATCATCTTCCCATCGTAGTTGATGGCATAGACGCCACCAGCGGCTACGTCACGCAGCGTCAGACCCAGATCCGGCACGACGAGCAGGGCGGCGCCATCGCGGATGATGGGCTCCATGCTGTCGCCTTTTGCATACACCACGCGCCCGCGCCCGCCATCGGCTCCGACCGAGCGCAGGAAAGAGCGGCGGAACTGAACGAACCCCGTCATTTCTTCGGTGAGGTTCTCGATCCCTTCGCCTGCGGCCAGGCGCACGTCCGCCAGCTCAGGAACCCTCTCGAACTTGTCATTGGCTGCGTGGTGCTCGCCCGGAGCCACGTTTACGGCCACGGCTTGCTCAAGGCTCAGCCGAGGCGCGACATAGGCCGGTGCTGGCTCTTTGATCTGGCTCGGACCTGGGGGCAGGCCAGGAATGCGCATGGAAAATTCATCGGCCGCCGTATCCATGTTTACCAGGCCGCCGCGCTTCTGAGCCTGGCTGACCGATGGGCGCGACACCTCAAGCCCAATCTCCATCTGTCCTAAAGCTAGTGCTAACGCGCCTTCCAGTTTGCTCAACTGAGTTGGCGAGAGCGCCCGCACTTTATCTTCGGGAATGGACTGGAACGGCCACGGCGCCCGCGCATCCGATATGGAGCTATCGACGCGGCCTTCGCTCGATGCCCCCATCGCCAAATACTCAACGGTGGTCATAAGCGCTTTTGCGACTGCTTCTAGGCGTGCGCGCTTAGGGGCAGTTTTCCCGTTTTCCCATTGCTGGACGGTTTGCCATGACACGCCAACCAGCTCAGCGAGCTGCTCCATAGAGAGTTGACGCTGCTCGCGCAATTGCTTGATTCGCTGATGGATGGTGCTCATTCGGGCGAGATTAACCACAAGGTTATCTTGTGTCATTGCAGGAATTTCTTGCATTACTAGTTTTTCTTGCATTAGCATGTGCCCTATGAAGCCGACTCATAAGAACCCCTACATTCCGGTTGCTATCGCTAACGCGGGCGGCCCCGTTTCAACTGCCCGAAAAACGGGAGCGAAGAACTATCAGACCGTTCAGCAATGGGACAAGGCAGGGAATGTCCCGGCTGAATATGCGGTCGCGCTTGAAGAGGCGTCAGGGATCTCTCGCAGCTTTCTTTGCAAGCAGTGGCGGGCTGTTTGGCCCGAGCTTGCGAATCAATCCACTCCCAAACAAGAGGCCAGCCATGCGTGAGGAATACGCCCAATCAATGCAGCGTAGCGCCCACATGTTCCGGCTCGTCGTAGGCGGTGCGCTCACGCTCCGCGCACAGCTCGCGGAACAGATCCATTACGACGGCATCGGCCGGGTCTTCAAAGTGGCGGCGGGCAAGGTCTTGCGCGTCGGCCAGCAGCTTTTCAGTTTCAGTCATTTTTCGCTCGCTCTTTGTTAGGAAGGAAGTACACGATGAGCACCCAAGCAGTATCCCCCGACAAGGTGGAAAGCACTCGCAAGATCGCGGCAAGACTTCAGGCAGAGGTGTTGCAACGGCTTGCGCTTGTCACGCAAGAACGTGCAGCCGATTGCATGGGGGTTGATGCGAGCACATTGAGCCGGTTCAAAAATGACCTTGAGCGGTTCTGCCAGTTGCTGGCTTCAGTTGGATTGCAGGTTTCGCCGCTAGATGCGGTCGTTGTCTCGCGGGATGACATCCAGGCGCTTGAGCGGATGGCATACAAGTACCTGCAAACGCGCATCGAGAACTGCGGCGTCTGATGGCAAAGATCGCCCTCCGCGTGGACGAGCGCGGCAAGCTCGCGGGCCTGACGCCTTTTGATGACCGCGCATATAGCCGCTTCAAAAAGAAGCTGGGCCTTCTGCGCCCTGGTGACACGATCAGCTTTGAGCATCGTTTCCCGCGCAGCCCGAAGTTTCACCGGCTGCACTTTGCGCTGCTTGGCGCGATCTTCGACAACCAAGACCAATTCGTCAGCCCCGAGGATCTTCGTAAGTGGGTTGAGGTTGGCGCTGGGCATTGCCGGTTTGTGCCCGGCCCGAAAGGGCGTCTGGTGGCGCTGCCGTTGTCTATCTCCTATGAGAGCTTGGACGACGCCGAGTTTTACGACCACCACATCAAGGTAGTGGCGTTTCTGCGTTCGCAAGCTGCTACGCGTTTTCTGTGGCCTGACGTAGATGACTCGGCAGCACTGGCAGGCATCGAGGCGATTCTGGCGGGGTTTGGTGCATGAAAGGCCGCAACCCTACCGCAGAACAAAAGCGCTTCTGGGACATGTTGGCCCGGAACATCGGATGCGTGGCATCCCGCATGGATGGCTTCTTCGATAGCCAGTGTTTGATCCATCACATTGACGGCCGGACTAAGCCTGATGCGCATTGGCTCGTGTTGCCGCTGTCGGCGGGCAATCACCAAGACGGGACTGGCGCACCTGGGCGCATTGCCGTCCATCCCTGGAAAACACGATTTGAAGAGCGCTACGGCAAGCAGCGTGATTTGCTGGTCTGGTGCATCGAACAACTGCAAGCCCAAGGCTTGAACGTCCCTGATGGCGCTTTGCGAGCCGCTGGGATGCTGGAGGAAAGCCGTGCATTACTTTAAGCGGAACATTGGGGACTATCACAAGAAGGCTGGGCGTCTGTCCATGCTTGAGCACGGAGCGTACACGCTCTTGATCGACTCGTGCTACGACCGTGAACGCTTCCCCACCATTGATGAGGCAATTGACTGGTGCTGGGCCAGAACGGAAGAAGAAATCGCGGCCGTGCGCTTTGTCCTGGGCAAATTCTTCGATCTGGTTGATGGCCGGTATGTGCAAGCGCGCATTCAAGAAGAGATTGACGCCTTCCATGCTAAGTCTTTGAAGAACAAAGAGATTGCTGAAGAGCGCGAGGCAAAGCGCCGCACGGCTCGTGAGCAATCGAGCACGAAACGTGCACAAGGCGTGAACGAAGCGCCACCTAACCAAGAACCAATAACCAATAACCAAGAAAAAGAAATACCCCCTAACCCCCGCAAGCGGGGGCAGTCGTTCGACGCTGCCGCGATTGATCTGCCGGACTGGCTTGACCGTGAGTCCTGGGAAACCTGGGTCGCTGACCGCAAGGCCCGCAAGAAGCCGATCACCGAGAAAGCCGCCGAGCTGCAAATCAAGCAGCTTGCAGACCTCATGCGGCAAGGGCATGCGCCGGCCGACGTGATCGCCCACAGCATTGCCAGCAGCTACCAGGGGCTGTTCGCTCCGAGCGCGTCAAACCGTGCCGCTTCCGCGAGCAAGTCGCAACGCCAGGCCGACTGGAACGACGAGCTGCGCGATGTGCTGGCTGAGGGTAGACGCCCGACCGAGATTTTCATGGGGACGATTGATGCAACTCACTGACCACCAAACGATGACGCTTGGCGCCTTGGTCATCAACGAAATGCGGCTGATGTACGGCACGAAGTTCGGCCAGCAGTGGCAGGGGCTGACGGCGCGAGAGCTGAAGGATTCCTGGGATCAGAAGCTGTCCGGCCTGACCGAGCGCGAAGTCCGAACGGGCCTGACCGCCTGCCTGACCCGTGACTGGCCGCCGAGCTTGCCCGAATTTCTGCGTTTGTGCCGCCCGTGGATGAATCCCGAGGTGGCTTACCACGAGGCGGTCGTAGGCATGGCTTCGCGTCGTCGCGGCGACATGGGCACGTGGTCGCATCCGGCGATTTACTGGGCAGCCGTCCATGCTGGATCGCATGACTTGCTCAACAGCTCGTACAGCGTGATGAAAACGCGCTGGGAGCGGGCTTTTGGCGACGAGCTCGCCAAGGGCCAATGGCACGGCATCCCGGAAGTGCGCGAGGCCTTGCCGGCCCCAGGCCAGACCCAGGCTACCCGCGAAGAGGCTGCCGCTGCGCTCAAGGCTATGGGTGCAGACAAGGTTCTTGAACCCAAGCGGTCACGAGATCCGCGCAGTTGGGCCAAAAAAATTCTGGACGAGCAGGAAAGGAAGGGCGGCAGGCGCTACGCGTTCGCCACGCTGACGATGGCAAAGCGGGCGCTTGGCCTTGAACTGAATCCGGGGGAAGCATGATTTCCCTTCGTCTACCTTGGCCGCCCAAAGAGCTGAGCCCCAACTTCCGGGGCCATTGGGCGCCGATCTCGCGGGCGAAGAAAAGCTACCGCACCGCTGCGCGTTTGACCGCAATGAAGGCGTTGCGCCACGCAGAGAGCTTTGACCGCTTCGGCGGTGTGCGCATCACCTACGAGTTTTGTCCACCGACTTCGAGAGCCTACGACCGGGACAACCTGGCGGCGCGGATGAAGGCCGCCACAGACGGAATCTCGGACGCGCTGGGTATGAATGACCGTGGCTTTCACTTCGCGCCGGTTGCCATTAGCAGCAAAGAGAAGGGCGGGCTTGTCCGCGTAACTATTGAATCGCTCAAGGAGGGCGTATGACGATCATCCAGAAACCCCGAGCACGGCAGGAGCGCGGCGCATGGCTCGTCTGGTGCGCCCATATCGGCCCCAGTCCTCGGGCGACGTTCGACGAGGCATACCGGGCCTGGGCTACGCGGCGGGGCATCAATCACTCAAATATCGGAGCGGCGTAATGGGACACCCGAGAACAGTTGAGCAATCTGACCGTTACTGGCGCCAGGCGGCGGTAGAGCGGCTGCGCGGTATGGGCATCAAGCTCAACCGATTCCGCCAGAACGCTGAGGGCGTAGCTTCAGAGATCCGCAGGATTGAGCCAGCGTACCGGGGCGGCGATCCTAACCTTGTGATCCGCGCCTGGATGGGAGCTGCCGCCGCGCCGAAAGTGGAAGTGCAACGCCGCACCTATGCGCCTAGCGCAGCTATGCGATTCGCGGCGCTGCGCAGTCAGCAGGCTGAGCCGAGCTTGAAAGCTTTGGGCTCGACCTCTGTGCGTTCCTATCCGTAAGGGGCGGCTATGAGAAAGCTGACCGGGGACGATCTGCTGTGGAACTGGGCGCGCTGGTGCTGGTCTGGGGAAACCGTGGGCAACATGGCCGCCTATGTTTCATGGGAGGACGACAACCGGCCCATCAATACGGATCACGCGCTGGCGGTTGAGGCGATGCACGCGGCGCTGCCGTGGCACGAACGAATGATCGTCATTGCCGAGTACCCCAAGAAAAACTCGCTTTTCGGCAATCTCCACGCGACAGAGCGCATCAGGAAGGCTTGCCGCTGGATCGAAGAGGTAACGGGGGTATCCCTGACCGAAATGCAGTACAGGCTGTACCTGGGCCTATTCAGGGACTATGTGGAAAGGAGGCTGACTTGAAGTATGCGCATGAGGTAATGGACTTGATGGGCGCCTACCCAAACAGGTCATTCCGGGTTGGCGAGCTCGTTCGGCACGTAACTCATGGCAGACATCTTGAGGCTAGAGAGCGGGACGCCGCTCGTAAGGCAGTGCAGCGTGTTCTCGATGCCCTGGTTTCTGCCGGTTCGGTGCAGGTGGCCGCATCGGCAGAGCAACGCGGCGGCTATTTTTCCTACTCCGTGTCCCACAAGTGGGACATAAGGCCGCCAAAAGTGGGACAGGAAGTGAGACACTACGTGCGGGCTTCTGCGCCCTGAAGAAACGCAGCCCGCCAGCCGAAAGGTTCGCGGGCTTTTTTGCGTCTGGAGAAATGATGAAAGAACTTATGTTCCAAAACCAATCTATCCGGCTGATCGAGAAAGACGGCAAGCAGTGGGCGAGCGCTGCCGACATTGCGCGTGCCCTTGGCTACGCCAACACCGATAAGGTGGCGCGGATCTACGACCGGCACAAAGCCGAGTTTTCCGATTCCATGACGTGCTTGGCGATGGTTCAGGACCTGGACCCCCAAAGTGGGTGTCCAGGTCAATTCCGAACCGGGCGCGTGTTTAGCCTTCGCGGCGCGCATCTTGTGGGCATGTTCGCCCGCACCGGTAACGCCCAAGCGTTCCGCCGATGGGTGCTGGATGTGCTGGAGCAACACCAGGCCGCGCCGTCTCTGATCCAAGAGTGGTTTGAGGCAAAAGCTGCGGTGGATGCTCAAGACCGATTCGCCAGCCTGTGCGGGCGCGGCTTGAGCGAGCATCGGCGCAACAGGCCACCTTTGATGCAGCGACTGTCCACCATTGCGGAGCGCATGCAGCCGCAACTGAGATTTCAGTAGTGAGGTGGGGAGCGTCAAAAGTCCAACTGTGCCGCCGTAATGCCCAAGGCAGCTGCTATCTTCTCGCGGCTGGACTTGCGCAGGCGCTCGCTATTCTCTTGCTGCGCATAGGCAGATTGGCTAATGCCTAGCTTATCCGCGATCTCAGATTGCGTTACTCCCAGGTGTTCGCGCCAAGCGCGTACAGGTGTTGCCCCGTCCACAGTGCGGCTCACAACATCATGAGGGATCAAGTCCTTCTCGGCGTTTCTAGAGGCGATGTAATCCTCATAGGGGATAACAACGAAGGCGGGCCGGCCTTCCGGCCCGTTGATGATTTGGATGTTAGTAGGTGCGTTCATCGCGTTTCCTGATTTCCTCGATTTCTACGATTTTGATTCCACCGTCCCAGTTAAACATCACTCTGTAGTTCCCAACTCTCAATCTGTATCCGTACTCGTGTTTTGTTAGGGCTTTGATGTTTTTGCATGCTGGCATGTTTTCTAGCTCATCAACTCCATCCCGGATCGCTTGCTGGTGCTGCCTGTCCAGCTTGCGGAGTTGCTTGGTTGCTTTAAGGGTCCAGTGGATCGTGTTCATGACTTAATTATAAGTCAAAAATAAGTTTTCAGGAAGAAATATAAGTTTATTTGGAGAAAAAATGCCCCTGACACCAAAGCAGGAGGCCTTTGCCCTTGCTTATGTGGAGACGGGCAATGCCTCCGAGGCGTACCGGCGAGCGTATAGCGCCGAGAGAATGAAGCCGGAGACGGTTAACCGCACAGCGAAGGATCTGTTGGACAACCGCAAGATTGCCGCAAGGGTTGCGGAGATACAGGCCGCGCACGTCGAGCGCCACAAGTTGACTGTGGATGACCTCCTGGCTGAGCTGGAAGAAGCCCGCCAAGCCGCCCTGTCTGCTGAGACGGCGCAATCGTCTGCTGCTGTCGCGGCGACGATGGGCAAGGCTAAGTTGCTCGGTCTGGATAAGCAGGTGATCGAGCATTCGGGTCCTGGTGGCGGCCCCATAGCCACGGTGACCGTTAGCCCGGAAGAGCTAAGGAAGGCCGTTCAAAGTGTCCAAGACAAGTTTTAGCCCTGCTGATCGAATCGCTGCAATCGGCTGGTCACGCGAGGATTTGTACAGCTTCAGCCGGTGGATGTTCCTTCAGCGCAAGGGGTATCTGTGGCAGAAGGCGGCGCACCATAAGCTGATATGCGATGCGCTGATGCGTGTCTATCAGGGTAAGACGAAGCGCCTAATCATCAACGTTCCGCCTCGCTACTCTAAGACCGAGCTGGCGGTGGTGAACTTCATTGCTTGGTGCTTCGGTCGCTCGCCTGACTGCGAGTTTATTCATGCAAGCTATTCGAGCGCCCTTGCCGTAAACAATAGCGCCAATGTGCGCGGAGTTATCCAGCATGAGGCGTATGCGGAAGTATTCCCCGGCGTGGCTCTGGCAACTGATGCGCAACATCACTGGAAAACAGAGCAGGGCGGCGTGATGTACGCCACGGGCGCCGGGGGCACCATTACCGGCTTTGGCGCTGGCAAGCTTCGGGATGGCTTCGGCGGGGCAATCATCATTGATGACCCCCACAAGGCCGACGAGGCAAATTCCGGCGTCATGCGGAAAAACGTCATTGACTGGTTTCAGAATACCGTAGAGAGCCGCAAGAACAGCCCGGACACTCCAATCATCATCATCATGCAACGGTTGCATGAAGAGGACTTGGCAGGCTGGCTATTGGGCGATAGAGGCCCAAACGGACGGGGCGATCCGGTAGCGGGCGGAAACGGTGAGGTATGGGATCACCTGTGTCTATCCGCCTGGAATGATGACGGTACGCCACTTTGGCCCGAGAAGCACAGTGCAGAAGATTTGGCCCGCATGGAAAAGGCCGCCCCGTATGTGTTTGCGGGGCAGTACCGGCAGACGCCGACGCCGCCATCTGGCGGGACGATACAGCCCGACATCATGCCGGTGGTGGACGCGGTTCCCGCAGGCGGTGTGTCTTGGGTTCGCGGCTGGGATTTGGGCGCATCAACGTCTGGAGACTTCACGGCGGGCGTAAAGATCGGAAAGCTGAGCGACGGGAGATTCATCATTGCCGATTGCCGCCGCGAGCAGTACGAGACAAACAAGCGTGACGCACTGATAAAGAACACGGCGGACGGCGACGGCATGAACAAGGTCAGGCAGTCATTGCCTCAAGACCCTGGGCAGGCCGGTAAGAGCCAGGTAGTGGCATTTACAAAGCTGCTTGCTGGGCATAGCGTCAGGTTCAGCCCTGAGAGCGGCGACAAGGTGACGCGAGCAACGCCGCTCGCCTCCCAGATTAACGCGGGCAATGTGCTTCTTCTTCGTGGGGAGTGGAACCGGGCTTTCACCGAAGAATGCCGCTACTTCCCTTTTGGGAAATATGACGATCAAGTCGATGCCGCCTCCAGGGCGTTCAACGAACTCAATGCAATGAAACGCGGATTCTTCGGATGAAACTCCCCAAATTTTTCAAGCGCAAGCCCGCCGCCGAAGCGGCAAAGCCAGCAAAGCGCCGGGGGCTGCCCGAGCACCCGCTAGGCGAGAAAGCCCGCAATCTGTTCGTGATGCCGACGTTTGTGCAGCCTTATGGCGCTCCTGGGGTGTCGTCTGATAGCGCCGACATTGGCCCTGCGCCATCCCCCAAGCCGGGAATGTCGATAGACGCCAACGAGGCTCAGCTTGGATTTTTCGCGGTCGGCAGCCATTTCATCGGCTATCAGGTCTGCGCGATGCTGGCCACCAACTGGCTGATTGATAAGGCCTGCGGAATGCCAGCGCGTGATGCGGTGCGAAAGGGCTATTTGCTCACCTGCGGCTCTGATGAGGTGTCGGAGTCGCTGCGGGAAAGCGACGGTCGGTTCAAGGTGACGCAGAACCTGCGCGAAATGATCCACTTTGGCCGCGTCTATGGCGGGCGGATCGTGCTGTTTGAGGTGCGCACGGAAAACCCGGACGAGTATTACCGCAATCCGTTCAACCTGGACGGCGTGGCGCCCGGCTCTTACATGGGAATGTCTCAGATTGACCCCAATTGGGTTATGCCTGAGCTGACCGAAGATAACCTTTCCGATCCGGCCTCACAGAGCTATTACGAGCCCACCTATTGGCGGATCAAGGACAGGGTCTATCACAAGTCGCATCTGCGGATATTCGTCCCTTATCCGGTGCCGGACTTTCTCAAGCCCACGTACCGTTTCATGGGCGTGAGCGTTCCGCAGCGGATGATGGAGCGGGCCTACTGCGCCGAGCGCAGCGCCAACGAAGGTCCGCAGTTGCTGATGACCAAGCGACTGATCTCGATCGGCGTTTCTGATGACGCACTCGCTAACAGAGAAAAGCTTGAGGAGAACCTATCTCTATGGAGTTACTTCCGTGACAACCACGGCGTGAAGGTCGGCGGCGCGGACGAAACCATTCAGCAGTTCGACACGGCGCTAGGCGACGTTGACGCGGTCATCATGACCCAGTTCCAGCTCGCGGCCTCTGTGGCCAACGTGCCAGCAACCAAGCTACTCGGCACGCAGCCCAAGGGCTTTAACGCCACGGGCGAGTATGAGCAGGAGGTCTACCGGGAGGATCTGGAGAGCATCCAGGCCAACGATATGAGCCCGCTGCTTGAACGGCATTACGCGCTCGTCGCCAAGTCGCTCAGCATTGAGCCGCCCTCGAAGATTTCCATCCAGTGGCTCCCGCTCGATAGCCCGACCGCCAAGGAATCGGCCGAGATTGAAAAGATCAAGGCCGACAGAGACGCCGTGTTGTTCAACACGGGCGCTGTCGATGCGGGTGACATCCGCGAGCGTGTTCGCAATGACCGCGACAACGACTACCACAACATAGAGGCGGCAGAGTTCACGGATGGCGAAGAAAATGCTAACCAAACGCCGCCAGCAGTGGGGTCAGGAGCGCCAGGCGCAGCAATTTAAGGGCGCGGCGCTCGCTCACCCGCTATCAGCGGAGTTGCAGTACAGAGAGCGGATGGCCCGCCTTATTGCCGAGATGATCGAGGAGTACGGGCGCGAATTAAAGCGCCTGTACGCAAAGAATCCTGAGATCACGCAGGACGCAAGCCCCACGACTTACGCCACGCGGCTGCTGGCCTCGCTCGGCAAAAAGTGGAGCCGCGAGTTTGGCAGTCGTGCGGGCTCAATTGTTGACCAGTTCCTGGGTCGGGTTGACAGATTCGCCAAGCAGAACCTAGCCGCCTCTCTGCGCGAAATGTCGGGCGGGCTCACAATCAAGACGCCTCAGATGCCCGCTGATTTGGCGGTCAAGATGCAGGCGAGCACCGCTGAGAATGTCAGTCTGATCAAGAGCATTCCGGCCAAGTTCCATGAGCGCATGCAGGGCATTGTGCTGCGGTCGATCCAATCTGGCGGGCAGGGCACGGCGACGATCTTCGATGAAATCCAGAAGCTCGGGCGGGTCACGAAAAACCGCGCCCGCCTGATCGCCGTAGACCAGACGCGCAAGGTGAGCACCGCGATCAACAACGAGCGCATGAAATCAGCGGGTGTCCGGAAATTCGAGTGGATACACAGCGGCGGGGGCTTTGAGCCCAGATCGTTGCATGTGGAATACGACGGGCAGGTATTCGACATGGATAACCCGCCCATTATCGACAAGACAACCGGCGAGCGCGGCATGCCGGGCCAGCTCATCAATTGCAGATGCCGGATGCGCCCCGTTATTGACTTCAGCGGGTATCTCAATGAGTAATCGACAAACAGACATAAACGGCTTTTTGCTGGTTCGGGATAACCCAATCAGCAAGGTCGGTGTGTTCCCGTACCTGGGGCGCGAGATTGGGGCTCCAGACCCTGACCGCATCTATCAGGTGTACAGGCCGGAGGAAGAGCTTTCGCGGCCTGAGACGATCCAGTCGTTCAACCTGCTGCCATTTATCAATGAGCATGAGTTCCTAGGCAAAGACGGAACCGCAGCAGAAAAGAAGGGCGTACAGGGCACCACGGGCGAAAACGCCTCGTTCGAATCCCCGTACTTGAAAGTCAACATCCGCGTCTATTCGGAGTTCATGAAGAGCCTGATCGACAGCGGAAAGATCGAGTTATCCCCGAGCTACCGATGTGAATACGACTTCACGCCGGGCGTTTTTGATGGTCGCAGATACGACGCTATTCAGCGAAACATCCGGGGTAATCACCTGGCCCTCGTCGAAGAAGGACGCACGGGCCCGGACGTTGCAGTGCAAGACCATTCTGTAATCACTATCGACTCAGCGGAGTTTATCAACATGGAAATCACCCCCGAACTGGAACAAATGCTTCGGGCGTTGATCGAGAAGATCCTGGCGGAAAAAGCCCCCGCTGGCTCGGACAACGACCCGGAAGTAGATCCCGATAAGATGCCGGAGGACGAAACGCCGAAGGCTGTGACGCCGGAAGCGCAGAGCGCAGCCGAGCAGACCGCCGCATCGGCTGAGCAGGCCACGCAAGCCGTCGCTGCCGCTCAGGAGGCCGTCACCGAAGCGCAAGCTGCCGTGGAGGAAGTCCAAGCTGCCGCCGAGGAAGTGCAAGCCGCGCCGACCGCTGACAGCATCGCCAAACTTCGCGCCGCGCAAGCCCGCCTCGCTGGCATCCAGACCAAGCACGCCAAGGCTGCGGCCGATGCCGCCACAGCCGTCATCAAGCGCGCCCAGGCCAAGCCCGCCGTGCCCTTGACGAGCGCCGATGCCATCGTCAAGCAAATCGCTGAGCGCGATAAGTTGGCTCAGCGTGTGACGCCGCACATTGGGGTGTTCGACCATAGCTCGATGGCGTCTGCCCAAGAGGTTGCGACTTACGCAGCCAAGAAACTCGGCCTGAGCGTGACGAGCGATAGCGCGTTGCATGTCCTGAACGGCTATCTGCAAGGCGCCAAACCCGACAGCGAAAAACGGGTGTCCGACAGTAAGACGGGCTCCGCCGCCAACACCGCCGCCAAACTTTGGGGGAGCGAATAATCATGACCATCCCGTATCAAGCACGATCCGTCCTGACCTCCGGCCTGCCCGGCAACATCAGCCATGACGGCCCTACTCGGGTCCTGTCCGCGCTGATCAGCTCTGAGGACGAGACCAAAAACCTGTTTGGCCGCGCCTTTACCCACAAGACTGGCACCGACGCGGTTCAAGTCGGCGGCGCCGGTGTATTCGCTGGCATCCTGATCAGCCCCAAGACCTACGCGGTAGACGTTGTCTATGCCCGCAATGCGAGCGTGGGTGAGTTTCTCTCGCTGGGTGAGGTGTACGTCGAGCTGGCGAACGCTGGCAAGGTTGGCGACCCGGTTTGCTTCGGCGCTGACGGCACGATCTCGGCCGGGACTGCCGGTACGCAGATCCCCGGCGCCTACATCGCCCGCCACGCCCCGAGCTCCGAAACGCCGCGCCTGGCGGTGATCGCCCTCAACGGCCAGGTCAACGCGCCTGCCTAAGAAAAAGGAATAAACATGGCAAAGACTCAATCCGCTGTGCACATGCACATGACCGGCTCGCTTGCTGTCAAACGAGGCCCGGTCAAACTGACCCGTGACAGTCAGGTTGGTTTTGAAGAGCTGGGACACCTGGGCATCGGTATCCGTGCGATGGACTCGGCACTCACCGGCCCGGCTGCGAACAATGGCGTTATGTTTGCGCACATGCTGCAAACGTGGCTGCCGGGAACCGTCCGCGTCGTCACCCAAATCCGCAACATTGACGAGATCGCAGGCATTACGACCGTCGGTAGCTGGTCGGACGACACGATCAACGTGCGCGTTGCCGAGCCCGCCGCCAATGCTGAGCTGTACGGCGATACCACGAACATTCCTCTGGCCGACTACCGACAGTCCATCGAATCGCGCGGCCTCGTGCGCTTCGAACAGGGCTTCTCGGTTGGCAAGCTGGAAGAAGAGCGCCAGGGGCGCATCGGCTATCAAACCGCCGACGAAAAGCGCAAGGCGTCGGCAGAGTCCCTGGACATCAGCCGAAACCAAGTCGGCTTCTATGGCTTCCGCGATCCCGAAACCAACGTCTATGGTCTCCTGAACGATCCGAGCCTGCCGCCCTATTCGACTGCCGCGAAGCCCTGGCTTACCGCGACTTTCGACGAGCTCGTGACCGAGTTCACTCAGATGATCAACACCCTGGAGTCGCAATTCGGCGGCAACTTCCAGGACTCGATGACGCTGAAGCTGGTGCTGCCGCTGGGCTACCGGGCGATTTTCAGCAAGTACAGCCCGGCCGCTTCTGGCATGACCTTCCGCCAATGGCTCACCGAGAATTTCCCGAAGCTGAACATCGTCACTACGCCTGAATTCAAGGGCGCGAACGGTGGCCTGGACGTGGTGTACCTCTTTGTCGAAAACGCAGGCGACGCCGACGAATCCGACATCACTGGCGCCAGCTTGATACAGGCTGTGCCGGTGCGCTATCAGGTGCTGGGCAGCGAGAACCGCATCAAGGGCTATATCGAGGACGCGATCAACGCCACAGCGGGCATCTTCGTTTTGCGTCCCTGGGCGTTTGCTCGCCGCACCATCAGCGCCTAATAGGGCTGGCGACCACAGACGATAACGGGCCGGGTTAACCGGTTTTTTTTCGTTCAGAAACTGGCTTGGCCGGGGCTTTTGCTCCGGCCTTTTTCATATTGAGGCCGAAATGAGCATCTACATCTACAGCACTCTGAGCGCCGATCAGCTTTACGCACTGGCTGACGGCCGCAATATCAAGATCAACGGTGGCGCGAACGTTGCGGACAAGCGGCTTGTCACGCCCAAGGGCAAAGTCACGCGGATTCAAGAGAATGATTTTGAGCTGCTCCAGCAGAACATCATCTTCCAGGCCCACGCGAAAAACGGGTTTGTCACCGCTGACCACGGCCAGAGCGACCCCGAGCGCTTCGCGGAAAAGAACCTTGAGGCCGCCGACAAGGGCGCCCAGGATACCGCCGCGACGGTGCAGAAGCGCAATCCCAAAGCAGCCGCTCCCAAGGCTGAATAACATGACCTTTCCGCTTACGCAGTTTCGCGCCATTTTTCCGGCGTTCGCCAGCGTTACGGACGAGGTGGTTATTGCGGTGGCGGATTGGGGGCAGTGCTACGTCAGTAGTCACGGGTGCGACTGCAATGACAAGCTTTGGATGCTGGTCACGGCGCACCTGCTGCAACTGCGGGCTAATGCAGAGGTAGGAAACTCGGCCCCCGGCGCACTGGCTTCAGCCACCATCGATAAGGTAAGCGTTTCGTTTCAGGCGCCTCCTGCGGGCAGCTCCTGGGCGCACTGGCTTAATCAGACACCCTACGGCCAGCAATTTCAGGCGCTCAGCCGCGCATGTTCGGCGGGCGGCATGTACGTCGGCGGTCTGCCTGAGCGGGCGGCCTTTCGCAATGTTGGCGGGCTGTCCGTACGCGGCGGGCGCGTGCGATGAAAACCAAGTCCACGGGCGGTACTGAGCGGCTGAAGAGGGCGCTGGCAGAAGTGTCCGCTAAGCGCGTGCAGGTTGGCTTTTTCGATACCGCGCAGTACCCGGACGGTACGCCTGTCGCTTACGTGGCTGCAATCCAAGAGTTCGGGTATCCGCAGGGGAACATCCCGGCTCGCCCGTTTATGCGGCCTACCGTGAAAGCCCGTGAGCTGCCCTGGGCGAAGCAAGTCGCCGGGGTAATGATGGGCGTCATCAAGGGAGAGGTCACAGCGCAACATGGCTTCGAGCAAGTCGGCGCCCTGGCTGCCGGTGACATTGCCAGAGCAATCAGCAAAGTCTCCTCGCCACCTCTCAAGGAATCCACGCTTCAAGCGCGGCAGTCAAGAAAGAAAACCCCTGGCGTGTCGAAGAAACCGCTGGTCGATACCGGGCTGATGATCCAGTCCGTCACCTATCAGGTGGAGGAAAAATCATGATCCCAGGCATTAACTTGCTGGGCCTGGCAGCAAGTGTCATTCAGATGCAATCCGTAGGGCTGCTGCGCTTTAAGGCGCGATTCCAGAATGATCGGGGGCAGCATATCAACGAGTACTACCCCGTCGAGACCATACAGGGCTCCTGGCAGCCCGCGTCTGAATCGACCATTCGCAATCTTGGGCTGGACGCTTCGCAACGATATTTCAACCTATACACAGCTCGGGATATCAGCGGCGTTCAGCGCGGCGCGGCGCCGGACTTGCTGGTACTCGGCGGCAAACGCTATGACGTTATCGGCGTGACTGACTGGCATGCGCTCGATGGCTGGAAGGGCATTCTTTGCGTGGAGGCCGGGCCTTATGACCCAGAAAGAGCTTGAAGCGGCAGTGCGCCTAGCGCTGATCGGCCTGTTGCGCGAGCAAGGTGTAACGCTCCCAGTGCTGGCCGCCTTTGAGCCATCCAAGCAAGGGCGCGTTGACGATGGCGTGTATTTCTTTCCGGTGGGTACCGGGCAACATGGCTGGCAGTCGCGTAAGTACCTTGATCACGCTCATGGCCTAGTCGCCAAAGAAACCCAGATTGACGCGCCGATGTATCAGTTTCAGGCGTTCGTTATGGATGACGTGCGAAACGATGCACAGCTCCTGGCCTCAGACGTTGTCGCGCTGGTGCGCGGGCTTATCCAGTCGATGCGTTTCCTTCAGCGCATGTCCGCTGTCGGCGTAGGTGTGCAGCGTCCCTCCGAAATCCTTCAGCCGTCGTTTCTCAACGAGCGCGACGACTTCGAATTCAACCCGAATTTCACCGTCATATTCACCCACAAGAGAAGCATCACGCAGGAAACGCCCCACGTTACGCGGGTGCAGCCCAGCATCCATCGCCTCTGAGGAAAGCTATGTCTATCAAAATGTCCCGCTATGTGCGGATCATCAGCTCGGTCTCGGGCGCGAATGCCGTCGCTCAACGCCAGCTCGTCGGGCGCCGATTTACCACTGACCCACGTGTGCCGATTGGCAAGATCGTTTCGGTCAAGCCTGGCGGCGCAGAAGATTATTTCGGCAGCGGTTCGCCCGAGGCGGCGTTTGCGCTCCAGTATTTTTCCTATATCAGCCCGGCGCCTGCATCGCAGGCTCCTGAGCTCCAGTTCGCCGCCTACCCCGACGTAGCTCGGCCTGGTCGCGTGTACGGCTACCGAAGCGCCACCACCCTGCAAGAATTTAAGGAAGTCCTGAGCGGCAACCTGTCTGTTAACGTGGGCGAAAATGCCTATGTGCTTACCGGCATAAATCTGTCTGCGGCAACGAGCCTGACCAATGTCGCCCAGCTTGTGACGGCGGCGATTGCGGCCGCCGCAAACGAGCAGTCTGGCCAGAGCGCGACGGTCTCTTATGACGCCCTCACTGGCGCGTTTACCGTTGTTTCGGCTGTTGCAGGGCCGGGCGCTGTCTCCATCCAGAAGGCTGCTGCCCCGGATATCGGCGATCTCATGGCGTTGCAAGGCCCGCAGGCGATCCAGTCGCCCGGCTCAGCAGCGCTTTCCCCGCTGGAGGCGTTCCGCGCAGCCGAGAACGTTACCGACTCGTTCGGCTCTGCCTCGTTCGGCGCGGCCGTGGCGCTGGCGGACGCCCTCCCGCTCGCCGAGTACGTATCGGGCGAGAACGTCAAGTATCAGATGTATTGGCCGGTGTCTGCCACGACAGCGGATCAATGGAGCGCTGCGCTGCTTAGCACGGCATCCAATGGGCTGATCCTGAACGGCACGGCGGGCGAATACAAAGAATCCATTCCGATGGCGGTCTTGGCCGCGACGGATTACACGCGGGTCAACGCCACCATCAACTATATGTTCCGCCAGCCCGGCGTGACGATGACGGCCGACGTGTCCACCGATCCTATGGCGGATTTCTATGATGCGCGGCGAGTGAACTATTACGGGCAGACGGCGAATGCCGGTCAGAGCCTGTCGTTTTTCCAGCGTGGCTATCTGATGGGCGGCGCCACTGCGCCCCTGGATATGTCGGTCCACGCAAACGAGCAATGGCTCAAAGCCTACCTCACCAGCGAGATCATGAGCCTGTTCCTCACGGTCGGCCGCATCCCTGCCAACAATGACGGTAAGGGCATGGTTATGAGCTTGGTTCAGGGGGGTGTCGATAAGGGGCTGCGCAATGGCACGGTGGTCGTGGGCAAGACGCTCACCGCGTTGCAAAAAGTGGCTATCGGCCAGATGACGAATGATCCCTTAGCTTGGCACGACGTGCAGAACAAAGGCTATTGGCACACGGCAGACGTGACGCAATCGACAGATGAGTCGGGCGCGACCGAATACGCGGTCAAGTACCTGCTGGTCTACAGCAAGGGCGACATGATTCGCAAGGTCGAGGGCTCGCACAACCTGATCTAAGCCGCAACAGCAACACAACAAAGCGCCAAAGCGGCGCTTTTTTCATTTGAGGCCCAAAAATGCACGACGTATCTGCAATCGGTGTGGCGCTGCGCTGCACCGCCAGCGTGTCCTTCCCCTCCGGGTTCACTGTCACGGCATTCGCTGATGATGCTGACCCGTTTGATCTGCCCGCTATCGACATTGCCACACCCGCGATGAATGTGAACGGTGATCTGGTGGTGTTCAGCGCTCCGGTGCCCGTGACTATCACTCTGAATGTGATTCCCGGCAGCGAGGACGATGAGAACCTTTCCGTGATCTTCGACGCTAACCGGCCCGGCAAGAATAAGCGTCACGCCGGGGATGTGATCACCTTGGTGGGCACCTATCCCGACGGATCCACCATCACCCTGAGCGAAGGGAAGATGACGAACGGTATGCCCGGCAGCTCGGCCGCGTCCGCTGGCCGCATCAAGTCGAAGGCCTACGCCTTTGCTTTCCAAAACATCGCCCGCACTCGTGCGGCGTCCGCTGCTTAAGGAGGTGGAGCATGGCCGATCTGATTAAACCTCGCTCGGTGATGATCGCCGACCGCGACGGCGTAGAGAAGGAGTTCATCATTTCCCGACTGCCCGCCACGGCGGCGCGTGAGGTGATCGCCAAATACCCGTTGTCGAACATTCCGAAGCTGGGCGACTACGCAACTTCGGAAGATGTCATGAAGAAGCTCATGAGCTACGTGGCCGTCAATGTGGATGGCCGCGAGCTGCGGCTGACCACACAGGCGTTGATCGATAACCACGTTGTCGATGGCATCCAACTCCTGAAACTGGAAGTCGAAATGATCGAGGAAAACACGGGTTTTTTCGGTCGCGGCGGGCAACGCGGTTTCCTGGATTGCCTGCTGGAAAAGTTACTCCAATCAGCTATGCCAATGCTGACCCGTTTCTTGGAGCCATCGTCAGCTCGGGACTAGCCACGCTCTCCGAGCTGAAAACCTTGATCGATCTTGAGGAGGCGATGGATTTATGGGAAATCGCCACCACCAACAAGGTCAACGAAATCCGCGCCCTGGAGGCCGGGAAGGGGAGGTAGGATGTTGCTCGATGCACTGACCTACATCATCGACGCAGACAACTCCAAGCTGGACAAGGCGGTCGATAAGTCCAAGCAAAAGACCGACGAGTTCGGCAAGTCCATGCTGACGGCGGAAGGCCGCGCGCAGATCATGGAGGACAAGATCAAGGGCGCCTTTACGCGCATCGGCGGCGCGATTATTGCCGCCGTTGCCGCCTCCAAAGCGCTTCAGGCCACGGCCGAGCGGGCGCAGTTTCTGGAGCAAATCCGGGCGACCAGCGAGGCGGCTGGTGTTGCCGTGGGCGATGTTGACGCTCTTGGCAGGTCTGTAGAGCTTCTTGGCGGGACTTCGGAGGGCGCGAGGTCGGCCCTTGAGGGGCTGGCCAGCACCGCCTACGCGGCGATGCAGGACGTCAACAGCTCGCAGGCCAAGGCATTTAAAGACCTGAAGGTTTCGCTCAAGACGACGGACGGCCAGATCAAATCGACCATGCAACTGATGGGCGACCTGGCCGACGCCGTAAAGGGCAAGGACCGGCGCAAGGCAGATAGCCTTCTGGCTGGCGCAGGCATTACCGACAAGGCGACCATCGACCTGATCTACAAGGGGCGGCAAGAGCTAGATAGGCTCATGCGCTCCCAGAAAGAGCAGGGCGTGGCGTCCAAGGAGTCGGTGGAGCGCGCGCGGCGGTACACGGAGGCCATGGCAAGTCTGAAACAAAACACGGGGGCCGTCCGTGATGCGTTTTCGGACAAGCTGTTGCCTGTGCTGACGTGGGTGATTGAGAAATTCGATGTGTTCGTGAGCTGGTTCCGGCGACACGAGACGTTCGTAAAAGGCTTCTTTATCGGCATATCGACCGTGCTGGCCGTCATGTTCGCGCCTGCTGCGTGGGCCGCAGCTACGGCTGTGTGGGCGCTCATAGCACCCATTCTGGCGGTGGCCTTGCCCATTGCCGCGCTGGTGACGCTGTTTGCCCTGCTGTATGACGACGTGATGAATTTCCTTGACGGGAATGACTCACTGATCGGTCAGATTTCTGAGGAATACCCGGCAATTGGAGAGACTGTTAAGGCCATGGCCGAGGCGGTCAAGACGGCTTTCGGATGGATTCTTGAGGCAGTCAACTTTGCCTGGGGTGCTATCGGCGCATTTGCCAAAAACGCAGTTCAGGCGTTTGGCACAATGGGCAAGTCGATCAGTTCGATTTTTGAGTCCATCGTGGCAGTCGTCAAAAATGCCTGGGCCTATATCGGCAAGGTATTTGAGAACGTTTCAGGCGTTATCAAGAAGATCGGCAAGTGGCTCGGGTTCGGCGGTGGCGATGACATCGAGGTCACGCAAACCGCAGTATCCAAGGGGCTGGACGGCGCAGAGGCCCAGGCTAACGAGAACATGCGGGCGGCTCAGGCGCAGCTTAATCAGGCGGCCGCCAGCCCGGTTAACTCGGTTACGTCGAATGCCATATCTAACACCGCTGCGTCGCGCACAGAAACAAACGTTCAGGTGGGGCAGGTGACGGTACAGACGCAGGCGACAGACGCCCAGGGCATCAGTAAGGACATTGGCGGAGAGCTCAAAGACCAACTGAAAAATGTGCAGGCTGATTCGGCAAGCGGGGTGGCTAGATGATCCGACTATATGACTCCTTATCGACCTCAACGCAAGAGCGGGTTTCTGTGTTGGATGCCAATACGTTAGAGGTGCTGTTTCAGGCCGCCTCTCCTATGCGGGTGTCCGTCAAGGAGAGCAAGCGCGCCACAAAGTTTGCCGTTGAGGATGGCACGGAACGATCAGATCATGTTGTTCGTGAGCTGATCGAGGTACAGATCGACTTTGTTCTGACGGCTGATGTCCGCAATGCTTTTCAGTCGCTGCGACAGGCACACGAGCAAAACAAGCTGGTGTCGGTTCAGACCAAAGTCCGGCTATACGAAAACCTGCTGATTACCGACATACCGCACGACGAGACGCCGGAGCTTGGGATGGCTATCGCTGTGCCGGTCAGGCTTCAGGAGTTTTTGCAGGTGAAGCCAGAGTACGGGACTTTGCCGCCTGAAAAGGTGGCGAAGAAGAACCAGTCGAGCACGGTGCAGCGTGGGCAGCAGACGGGCAGCGAGAGGGAAGAAAGCAGTATTTTGGGACGTGGCGCGAGGGGGGCGCGGAAATGGTTCAGCTAGATCTTATCCGCGCCCCGAATCAGGCATTCTCCGTCGTGATAGACGGCGTTCTGTGGGAGATTGCTATCAAGACCGCGAGAGCGGTCATGTGCGCTGATATCACGCGGGATGGCGAGGTGCTGGTTCAGGGGCAGCGAATTATCGCGGACGCCCCGATCCTGCCGTTTCGCCACCTGAGCTTGCGCGGCAACTTCACAATCCTGACCCGTGATGATGATTTGCCATGGTGGGAGGAGTTCGGGCGCTCGCAGTCCCTGGTTTATCTGACAGCCGCAGAGGTGGGCATCAATGACGATTGATCTCCGGGCAATCCGTGTCGGGATCGAGGTTTCCGGCCGGATGCACTATTACAGCGCCACCGATGGGATGCGGATTAAGGCGAGCGGCACCAAGTTCGCCAACGCCACTCAAAACGAATGCACGGTCACGATCTCCAATCTCAAGCGGGAGACGCGGGACTTTCTGCTGACAGAAACGAGCCCGTACAACAAAAACCGCAAGCCCAAGCGGCTTGTGGTGGAGGTGGGCCGGGTATCGACCGGCTTGTTTAGGATCTACGTCGGTGACATTACCAGCGCGGAGCCGAGCAGCCCGCCAGACGTGGATATTGTCCTCAAGTCAAAGACGGGCAATGCGTCAAGTGGCGATGTGGTTTCAAAGAGCGCTCAGGCGCTTTCTAAGTTGTCACAGATCGCGGCGGGCATCGCCTCGGATGTAGGTGCAACGTTGGACTTCCAGGCTCTAGACAAACTCATCGCTAACTACACCTATACGGGCGGGGCTCTTGGGCAGATCAACAGGCTGGCTGAAGCTGGTGGCGTTCGGGCGTTTCTGGATGACGACCGCCTGATCGTGCAGGATTTCGGCAAAGCGACGGCGGGCCGCGTCAAGGTGCTCAACCTGAATAGTGGCTTAGTCGGGATACCGAAGGCCAACGACAAGGGGGTCGATGTGACATACCTGATCGATGGCGAATCGGTGCTTGGCGGCAAGCTGATCCTAGAGAGCAAGTTCAACCGGGCGCTTAACGGCAACTACAAGGTTGACCAACTCAAATTCGACGTGGCAAGCCACGAAGATCCATTTTTCTACACCGCGCTATGCAGCAGACTGTAAGCCCAAACATTGACCCGGCCGACGAGGGCAGCCTGGCCGGGGTGCTTAAGTCGTGGCTCAAGGGTTACATCCGCGAGCACCACGACGACATGCTGCCCGCGACCGTAGTCTCCTACGACGACGCGATAAATCGGGCTGTGGTCAGGCCTCTGATCATGGTGGGTACGACTGACGGAAGAAAGATTTCTCGGGGTGCTATCCCCAATATTCCGGTGTTTCGGTTTGGTGGCGGCGGGTTCTTTGTGCGCTTCCCGATCAAGCCGGGGGACTTTGGATGGATCAAGGCCAACGACCGGGACGTATCACTGATGTTTCAGCGTGGCGGCCAGGAGGACTGGCCGAACACCGAGCGGTTGCACTCGTTTTCGGACGCGATGTTTTTCCCGGACACGCTCAAAGATTGGGCGATTGATGGCGAAAACTCCGACGCCCTGGTAATCCAGTCGATGACGGGCGCTGTCTGCGTATCGCTGCATGAGGGCGAGCTGCGATTTAAGGCTCCCAGGGCAAAGGTCGAGATCCCTGATACCGAGTGGATTGGAAATATTGCCGTCACGGGCAATGTGTCCACGAGCGGCGGCAACGTGGACATGTCAGGCGGGTCACTCAGGCACAACGGCAAGAACATAGGCAGCGACCATAGCCACACAGGCGTTCAGCGCGGAAACGACAGCACGGGAGGCCCGTCGTGATTACCTTCAAAACGGGAGATAACAACGACTTCGTTGTTTTGCCCAACGGCAATCTCGCACTTGAAACCGGCATCAATGCCGTTGCCCAGGAGGCCCGGCACTTTGCCGCCACCGCCAAGCGCGAAATGATCCACGCCTTCGATCAAGGCGTCCCGTTTCTGCGCGAGGCGTTCAGCAAACAGCCAAATCTAGCGCAGTTTGAGGCGGCGCTGCGGCGTCGGCTGCTGGAGCTGGATGAGGTGGACGAAGTACAAAGCCTTGATGTTGCCATTGATGGCGAATCGCTGAAATACACCGCCGTTCTGAATACGGCTTACGGAGTGGTGACACTAGATGGCTGATTACAAATTCATCAGCTCGCGTGGCGTCGTCATTGCAGATACGGCCGACACACGGGCGCAGGTAGAAGCCGAGTTTCGGGCAGTGTTTGGCGACGACATGCCGACTGATCCCGCAACGCCCCAGGGCAAGCTAATCACTCGGATTGTCGAGGAGCGAGACGCCATAGCGCGCAATAATGCCGAGCTGGCAAACCAAATCAACCCCGCCCAAGCTGGCGGGGTTTTTCTTGATTCATTGGTTGCGCTGACCGGCGGCAGGCGGCGAAGCAGCATCCGGTCGTTGCTTACCGGCGTCAATCTCAGCGGGGTGCCTGGAACAACCGTGCCGGTCGGGTCTCTGGCGGAAACCACATCAGGCGAGCAATTCGCGCTGGTGAGTCCTGTAGTGCTCAACGCGCAAGGCATAGCAAAGGGAAATTTCCGCGCCACGCTTGACGGTGCGATTGCGGTGCAGCCAGGGGCGCTTAACTCGGTAGCGTCGAGTGTGCTCGGCTGGGAAAGGGTTGAGAATCCGACAGCGGCGACGATTGGCCGGTTGCAGGAAACCGATGTGCCGCTGCGTAGGCGCCGGGCAAAGACGCTGGCTCTCCAGACGACCTCGATCAACGAGGCCATTGTCAGCAGGCTTTACGACATTGAATCGGTGCAGTCATGCTACTACCTCGAAAACTACTCGGATCAGGACACTGTCATTGATGGCATACCGATGCGCAAGCACAGCATTTGGGCTTGTGTGCGCGGCGGAACAGATGCGGAGGTGGCGGCCGCGCTCTTTGAGACCAAGACGGTAGGCGGTGGCTACAACGGTGCGGTAGCGGTGACGGTAAACGATCCCAAGAATGGCCGCCCCTACGAAGTGCGTTTTGACCGCCCGGTCGATGTGCCCATATTTATCCGCGTGACCGTTCGAGACAGCAGTCTTGACCTCCAGGCGCTCATACCTGATCTGGTCATGCGCTACGTGAACGGCGAGGTAGAGGGGGACGTTAGTTTCGTTGTAGGCAGCGATGTTTCGACATTCGAAATCGCGGGCGCTATCCGACAGCAGGAGCCGTCAATCATGGTGATCAAGGTTGAATGGTCTGCTGTCGGCTCGGGCGTTTGGTCGGCCGACACGCTGAAGATCCCACCCAACAAAATCGCCATTACTCAGCGCAGCTCTGTACAGGTGGTGATCGCATGAGCGGCGTACAGGAGTTCGATTTCTCGGTTGACCTGCTGGCCTCGATCCTCTGGCAGTACGAGGGAGCGCCGATGGCGGTGCAACTCGCTCGCAACGATCAGGCGTGGATTGATGCCAGCCAAACCAAGTTCTGGGATGACTGGCGTCGGGACGTTTTTGACCTGGACACCGCCAACGAGTTTGGGCTTTCAGTCTGGGCGCGAATCCTCGGGGTTTCGATCGAGGTTTCCGAAAAGCGGCGCGTTGATGGCGTGTTCGGGTTTGGTGTGAGCAACCGGAATTTCGATAACGGGAATTTCGGCACGGCCCGCGACGGTGACACGCGGCTCGATAAAGAGTCGGCGAGAAAGCTGCTCAAGTTGCGCTGGTTTCAGCTCACGATGCGGCCGACCGTGCCAAACATCAACAAGGCGATCGAGGACGTGTTCGGCCCTGGCGCGGCCTTTGTGGTCGATAGCTATGACATGAGCATCGTCACGTTTATGTTCAGCGCCGCGCCTGACTACCGGTTGCGCAGGCTGCTCGAACGCACAGATATTTTGCCCCGCCCGTCAACGGTAGGGGTTGCGTGGCAAGTGCAAACACGACCCGCCTGGGGCTTTGGCCCTAACCATTTGAATTTTGAAAACGGAAGCTTTGGAGCGTAACAATGGCAAAGATTTTCAATCGTCCTTTTGCTGTAACGGGTGACCGTGAGGATTTGCCTGTTTCGGATCAACCGGACGGTAAAGCTTCATGGGATGCTGGCTGGACCCCGGATTACGAGCTCCCGAGCGACAACCCCAATTCCCGCCCCGTTGGAAGGCAGGAAATGAACGGGGTGCTCCACGGTGTCACGGAAGCGCTTGGTGAGTTGCAGTTGTTCGGGTTTGCTAAGTGGCAGGCGGTTGTGGGCGGCTGGCCGCTGGGCGCAATGGCGTACCACGGCGGCGCAGTCTACAAATCCACTGATGGGGCGAACACCACTCAGCCCGGCTCCCCTGGTGCTAAGTGGGAACTTGCTTTCTGGCATTCGGCCGCCCTTACCGGAAACCCCACGGCGCCGACACAGGCGCCGGGCAACGTCAGCACTCGCATCGCCACTACCGAGTTTGTGGCGCAAGAGTTGACCCGAGCAATTAAAGATATTCCGGGCGTCGTGCGCCGCGTTTATACGGCGTCTGCGACCTGGAAGAAACCGGCAGGCCTCAAGTCCGCTCTTGTACAGGTGCAGGGTGGTGGCGGAGGTGGAGGCGGAACGATCAGTACAACCGCTACCAATCGGGCAGTTATTGGCGCGGGCGGGGGTGCCGGGGGGTATGTCGAGGCGCTTATCAGCGCTGACGCGCTGCCCGCAGAGGTGCTTGTTACTCACGGCGCTTCGGGAGCCGGTGGTGCAGTGTCTGGCGCCGGGGCGGCAGGAGGGGCGTCCAGCTTTGGTTCAATCCTCACCGCGAGCGGCGGCGGTGGCGGTGGTGCGGGACAGGTGCAACAGGCCGCTGTAACCCGTGGCCTTGCTGCGGGCGGGGTGGCAGGCGCCACGAGCGCGTCCGCGAGCGGCGCCCTTTCTTATGGCGGGGGAAGTGGTGGCATTGGCTTCTCCTTCGCGGCCGCAGGCGCCGGAATTTCTGGCAACGGAGGGTCGTCGCACCTAGGGGTTGGAGCGCCGTCGGTTGCTGAGGGCAGCCCTGGCTTGAACGCATCTGGTTATGGCGCAGGCGGTTCCGGCGGATGCTCAGGCTCTCCTTCCGGCAGTGATAGTGGACGCCCTGGCGGCAGCGGATCTCCGGGTATTGTGATCGTCACGGAGTACTACTGATGGCTAAATACGCGCTTGTGGAGCCCCTTGGAAGGGTTGCCCAAGTTGGGGCTACCCCCTTCCCAGTAGCCGCCTTGTTCCGCTGGATTGAATGCAGCGACGACGTTGAGGCTGAATGGACCTATGTCGCCGGTACTTTCCGGCCGCCCGTTAAAACGCAGGCTCAGTAGCCTGTGTGTTTTTGCTGTTTCCGAGCCCGCCCTAGAGCGGGCTTTTTTACGCCCACAAAGAGGCAGCCATGCCACAAAGGACAATCCGAATGAACAATGATGGGCTGAATTTGGCAATCAGCGCGGGGACTGGCGTTGCTGCTTGGCTGGCGACATTTAGCGCGGTAGTCCCCGTATTGTGGGGGGTCTATGTGCTGATCCTGATCGCTATCAAGCTGCCGGAGCTACACGAAAAAAACGCACTGTTCCGCCGAGCCTGCGCATGGGTGGTATCCATTGTGCGCCGGGGTCGCCATGGATAAGGGGAAGATCGCCGCAGGCGTTGTGTCGGCAGCCATCGCCCTGGTGGCCGCCTGGGAGGGGCGCTCACTGATCGCGTATGCCGATCCGGTCGGCATACCGACGATCTGCGAGGGGTTTACTCATGGGGTGAAGTTGGGGGACGTGGCCACGCCTGAACGATGCGATGCGCTGACTGAGCAGGAGGTGCGCCGGGCGCTCGCCGTAGTGGACGGATCTGTGCCGCGCCCGTTGCCGGACAGCGTGCGGGTGGCGCTGGCCAGTTTTGTGTACAACGTCGGGCCTGGTGCATACGGCGGGTCTACGCTGACGCGCAAGTTGCGCGCTGGTGATCTGGCCGGGGCTTGCCGTGAGCTGCCGCGATGGGTTTACGCGGGAGGAACCAAGCTGCGCGGCCTTGAGCGGCGGCGCGATGCGGAGATGCGGATATGCCTGTCCGATTTGCAGTGATTGCGATGGTGTTGATTGCTGCGCTGGCCGCTGGCGCTGCCTGGATGGCCCAGGGATGGCGCAAGGATGCCGTGATAGCCGCACAGGCGGCGGCATTTGCCATCGAGCGTGATGGTCAGGCGCAGGCAACGGTGGCCGCCATCGAGGAGGCCAGAGAGGAAGGAAGACGGCGCACTGCCGCAATGGAGGATGAGCGTGACAAAGCCCAACGACTGGCTGCTGCTGCGGCTGCTGATGCCGCTGGCGCTCGTAATGAGCGTGACCGGCTGCGCTCCCGCGCAAACGCGCTGGCTCGTGCCGCAGCAGATCGAGATCCCGCCGCTGCCAACGGAAGCCCGCCAGGGGCCGCTGGCGCCGATCTGCTCGCCTACATGCTCGGCCGGGTTAGCGATCGAGCTACAGAGCTTGCAGCAATTGCAGACCGTGCACGAGTAGCGGGGTTAACGTGTGAGCGGATCTATGATGGCCTGAGCAAGTAGGCGCTAGCCCGGCCCAAATAACAAAGCCCCGCACAAGGCAGGGCTCTGGCCTCCGATACGACTATTGACACTATCGGACTTTCGCGTAGGGGTGACACAGCTCGCCCTACAGGCATGGACAGTGTAGACCGATATCCGGGCGTTTCAAAGTGGAGCGCTGAGATGTTGGTGCACCCGTGGCGACACGCCGAGTGTTACGCCGTAGGCGGTTCCGTGAAGTCGAACTCTGCACCGATTTCGCGCATCTTTTCAAGCACTCTTGCCATCTCGTCAGGGCTCAAAGCAAGCTGGGCGGCAAGATGGAATAGATTGGGGTAGGGCATTTCTCGGGGGGCTGCCCCTCCGGTGTATTTCCGCCAATGTTGCTCGCCCACGCAGGCGAGTTCCGCCATTTGCTTCCCGGTGAAGTCCAGAGACGTCTTCAGGGCCTGGAGCTGTGCAGGACTGGGTGGTGTGTAGGCCATTGAGAAAAACCCGCCTTTTGGCGGGTTCCTGTGTTATCCGATTACCAGTTTTGCGAGGGCTGCGCCGGTGGTAAACGCTGCGGCAACAATAACGATGGGATACCAGGCTCGCTCGCGGATCATTTTGGCGGCTTCCGCATTCAGCTTGCCGGTTTCGGCCATCAGCTTTGCGATTTCCGCTTCGGTCTTGATGGTGTCCAAGGTTTTGTCCAT